CGGCTGGTAGTGCCGGGTGCTGTTGTCGTAGCTTTCCAGGAAGCTTAAGTCCATCTGGTAATTTTGTTTCTCCATGTGTCCCCTTTCCTTTCTCTGCGGCAGGCCGCAGGCAGTGGTCTGGTGATAGCCCTGCTGGGCTGGTGGCAGTGCCTTGGTTCACAAGGGCTTCCTCTGATCTGGTGACAGGCTTTGGTGCAACATAGGTAATACATTGTGCATTTACCTCCTTCCACAGTGGTTTTTATTTCCCAAAACAGTGTCCACAGTGGTTGGGGCAGTCTGTGGCAGGTAAAATATATTTTTTCCTATAAGGGCAAAATCTGGAACTATATATAGAACCTGCCACATGCTGCCCCAACTGTGTTTAAGGGATGAAATCCCCGCACAGCAGGCGGTAACCGAGCAGCAGCGTGGTCTTTTCGCCGCCGTCTTTTGGACGCTTGCGGGCGATCTCCCCGAATGTGCGCAGAGCCTGGTTGAAATTGCGGCTGTTCTCCGGGAAGCACCCGTTCTGGCCGCACCAGATGCGGTACTGCTGGTAGACGGCTGACGTCTTCACTTCGGCGCCGCCGCAGGCTTCCAGGCACTCTTCGGAGAACAGTTTTATTTTGTCGCTGTCATGCTCATAGGCTTTCGTTGCCTCCGTCACGCATGGCGGGGGAGCCAGCCCTTCTGCCAGGAGCATGGCATACCCTTCAAGCATCCAGTTCAGTATGGCGCTCCGGGATTCCTCCGAGGCAAACTCCCGTTTCAGCCCTTTGTCCTGCTCCCATTCCTCGAAATGGCGGCCATAGGGTATGAGGACGATGCGGCCGCTCGTGAAGAGCGTCATGTCTGTGATGACCGGGAGGTAGTTGGCGTTCATATATATTTTGAACTGGGGGCGGAAGTCGAAGCTGTTCTCATGCAGGAACCGGGCGTTCAGCGTGTCATTGCCCGTCATGCTCTTTACCAGTGCTTCATTGACCACGAGGCCGCGCCTCGGCTCCGCGATGCTGGCGTAGCGCACCCCGGCAAGCCTCGCGATGTCCTCGCTGGGGGCCTGGCTGTTCGCCATGTGTTTTGTGGCTATGGTCTCCGGCCGGACGGAAAGCCCGTAATCCCCGGCCACGTTCAGGCAGCTCTCGTTCATCGTCCCCTTGCCGTTGCGGGTGGTCGCGCCGTATTCGATGAACAGGCATTCCAGGGAAGTGTCCCCGGTCAGGCCGTAGCCTTTCGTTTTCTGGATGAACCGCGCTTTTTCACGGTCGCCGCCTGTGACCTCGTCGACAAACTGCAGGAAACGGGGGCTTTTTGCATCCGGGTCATAGGAGGCGCCTGCCGTCTTTGTGATCAGGTCTTCTGCCGTGTGCTCATGCGGGACGCCCGTCCTTGCATCCACAGTCACGTTTTTGCAGTTGATGTAATAGATGTCTTTGTCAAATTCCGCCATGGAGATGGGGTAGACGCTCTGTGCGTCATTGATGAAGGTGCTGCGCAGGCTCCGCGCCTGCCAGCGTGCGCTGTATTCCAGGTAGCTCTTGCGTTTCTGCTCGTCCTGGATGGTGAGGGCGTAGCGCACCAGGCTGTCGCCCAGGCTTTTGGCAAGCTCCATTGTCCGTAAGCCGCCGATATCCGGCGCCCACCGGACGCCGTCATAGGCGAACCACATTTTGCGCTCCGGCACATACCGGGCAATGCCTTTATAGATGTCCGCGAACAGCCTGCCGGAGCCGCTGTCGTTCCAGGTGTAGCGGGCGTTGCAGTCCGGATGCATTTCTGCCAGCCGTGGGGCGAGCGTGTCAAAATCCACCTCTGCCGGTGTGTGTTTTCTTGGCCTGTAAAAATCGGACGCCAGGGATACGGCTTTCTCCAAAGTGATCTGGCCGTAGGTGGAGCCGCTCTGTATCCTGTCCCATTTACCGCGCATCAGCCCGGACTGCCGGAACAGCCGGTCCATCTGTTCGGTATCACCGCCGCACCAGAAGGCCAGAATGGCGGCTAGCGCCATGTCGGCTTCGCTGTGCGACTTCCCTTCCGGGATGGCGCCATTCCACAGGCTCTGGAATTTTTTGCCCTGGGTGGAAGCGGACGCCATGCGGATGACGGACCTATCTGATAAAAAACTTCCGGGCGGCGATGTGGCGCCGGCTTTTTTCTCTGACACCGGGCGCACCATGTATTTTTCCAGCACGGCTTCAAACTGTGCGCTGCGCTCCTCGCAGCCGCGTTCCCGGATGCAGTCCCCCGTGATGGTGCAGAACCTCCCGGTGGCGCCGGGGGCATAGGCTTCCAGCCCGATCTTCCGGTTATTGATATAGTACCTTTTGGCGTCAAATTGGAAATGGGCGGCCCGGAACACCATGCGGACGCCCGTGCCGGACGGGCTGCTCTCCGTATAAGTGTCCATGGTGTCCGTGACGTCCTGCGCCATGGGGGACAGCGTGCTGTCAAAATAGCAGGCGTCCCCATCGATGCAGCCGAACGGCTTGAACACGCCCAGGCCGATCCCGCTGTATTTCCCCTTGGATGAGATGAAGGCGTCTGCGGCAAGGCTGAAATCCACATAGTGCTTTATGTCCGTAGCGTCTGCCCGCCTGCCGTCCGGGCGGTACGGGACTTTATCCAGCCGCCCTTTCCGTTCTTCATATCTCCAAAGGCAGAAACGCCCATCCTCCTTTAGTTCCTCCGGCAGTTTCTCAAACATGTTGTCCGCCACCTCCCTCCGATTAGAGGCCCCGTCATTGGAACCACTGCTTTTCCGGCTTCTGGTCTAAGTCCGCACCCAATGTGCTGAGCTGCTCGCACAGCCTGTCGTAATTGATGAGCGCCTTGTTACCCACAAAGATGGCGGGGAGTTTCCCGGCTTTCAGCATCAGGCGCAGCGCGTGTTCCGACAGTAGGCCGGTCCTTGCGACCTGGCGCACGGTCATCATTCTCGGTACGTTTTCGGTCATATACAGTTCTCTCCTTCCGTGAGATTGTGTATATTATCATATAACAGTTAGTGACCAATGTCAAGGAGAATACTCACAAAAAGTTATTGGATAAAACCAAACGATAGGAATTTATTTTACAAGATGTTGGAAAATGCTTGACTGTACTCACAATTAGTGATAAGATTGAGAAAACGGAGGTGCATAAAAATGTTTGCAGAAAGGTTAAAAGAGATCCGGAACGGGGCGGGGATGACGCAGGTGCAGCTTGCGGAAGCCCTGGGGGTTTCCAAAGGCACGGTGGCTATGTGGGAGATCGGGAAGAGGGAGCCGAATTACGAGACGCTGAACGCCCTGTCGGGGATTTTTGACAAGCGGATTGATTACATCCTCGGCTATTCCAATGACAGTTCTTCTGCGCGTCTCAGCGAGGAGCAGATAGAGCAGCTCGGCGCATGGATGGTGGAGGATGACGCACAGGAAGAATTCATGGACATCATGGCCCTGGATAATTACGGCAGGATGGCCGTCCACGGGCTGGTAATGGCGGAAAAGGCAAGGTGCCGGGAACAGGGGACGCTCATCCCGACGGACAGCGTGGAAGTGACGGTAAGGTTAAGGGAAAAAAGATGATGCACAAGGGGAGGGAAGCCGGGATGGTTTTTCTCCCTATATTTTTGAAAAATCCGTTGACTTTACGGGCATTCAGAGCAATGTATAGTAGTGGAAATTTAAGAAAGGGGGCGCACACATCATGCCAAGCGTAAAAAGGCGCGGGGACTCCTTCCGCATCATGGTATCCCTAGGGTACGGCATGGACGGGAGGCAGATACGCAAGACGACCACATACACGCCGCCGGAGGGCGTCACGCCCGGCAAGGCGGAGAAACTGGCCACGGCCTTTGCCTACGAGTTTGAGAAGCAGTGCCGGGGCATGGTAAACTTCAATGAAAATATACGATTTTCCGAACTGGCGGATTGGTATTATGACCAGATAGCGGTGCATAAGCTGAAGCCGATGACGCTCTACTGCAACCGGAAGATTATAGACACCTATGTGCTGCCGTACATCGGCAACATGAAATTAAAGGACATCAACACAGCCCGGATTGATAAGCTGTTCAACGAGCTGTACCGGGACGGGCGCAAGCGCGAGACCTACCGCCTGCGAAACCCGGAACTGATACCGGAAGGGACGCGCAGGCCAGTATCCAGGAAGTCCGGCGTGAACCTGAACACGGTCAAAAGCTGCGTGGACGGTATCCCGGTACTGAAAGACACGGCGCAACGGCTGGCGGACGCCATCGGCAGGAAACTGCCGGAAGCGTTCATTAAGGAAGAATCGGGTGGCGGTCTGGACGTGGGCACCATCAAGCGCGTCCGCACGGCCCTGTCACCAATCTTCTCCACAGCGGTGAAAAAGGAGCTGCTGCTGAAAAACCCGGTCACCCATGCCACAACGCCCGGCTCGGAGCCGAAGGAGAAGGAATTCCTGGACGCGGGGCAGTGCCGGGAACTGCTTGGCTTCCTGCATGAGATGACGAACCCGCAGCTTCCAAGGGCAACAGAACTTTTACTTTACACGGAGCTGCGCGTGGGCGAGCTGACCGCCCTGCACTGGGATGAGGTTGATTTGGAGAAAGCCACGATAACCGTAAAATACAACCTCTACCGTCTGGACGGCGAATACCGGCTTTCCACGCCCAAGACAAAGAGCAGCGCAAGGGTGGTGGCATTGCCGCCACAGGCAGTGAAGCTCCTGCAGGAGCAAAAGGAATGGCAGGACAGCCGCAGGCAGGAAGTCGGGGATAAATGGATAGACCGGGGAGCCGTTTTCACGGGGCAGTTCGGGGAATACATGAGCAAGAATTACATCAACCTGCAGTTCAAGCGGCTTTTGAAGAAGCATGATTTCCCCGACATACACATCCATAACCTCCGCCACCCTTATGTCAAGCCCACGACAAAAAAATATTTATTTTTTCTTGTCCCCATGATCCAGCTTTCTTGATAGGGATTTTGCCGCCTCCCGTTTCTGTTCGGCGGCCAAAAAAGCATGAAGTCGTTCCTTTTCTTCCGGCAGCATACAGCCAAAAGTTGTGCTGCCTTTTCTGTAATAAAATGCAATTCGCATAATCAATCCCTTTTCCTCATTTGTGAGCTGCCAAACTGTCCCTTATCTTAAATTCAACATCCACCCGTTTATCAGGGTAAACATAAATCTTATCAATCAGAAGATCAACCAATTCCAAAGACAGCCCATTGCTTTCCGTCAGCATCCGGGAAATATCTATCTGCTGGCGCTGGTGCTGCCGTTCTTCCTGTTCGGCTTCAAGACGGGCCATGACAACCGCTTTGGTATTCTGCACTTCCAACAGCCTTTCACTGATCTGCTCTTTTTGCTCCTTGTATTTCGGGAGCGGAATCCCCCCGGAAACAAGCGATTCATACAGCTTCCGTTTTTCTTCCTGCAGTTCAAAAATCTGCCGGTCAAAGTCAGCTTGACGTAAAGCAACGGTATCTACCTTACGGAGATCCGCTAAGCTGTCAACGCCAAATGCTACCTGGAACTGTTTGCACAGTAATTCATAAACAAGCTGGTTCAGTTCTTTTTCCCGGATATGAATGTTATAGCAGTCCAGTGAAGGAATCGTGCTGGAAAAGCGGCACCGGTAAGATGTCCCGTTTGCCAGGTGCAGGGCATGTTTACAGCATCCACAGATAACCTTCCCACGCAGGAGATAGTTGTGCTTTTTCCTGTTTGGAATCTTAAAACGCTGAATAGAGGCATTGGCCTTTGAAAAGATTTCCTCATTCACCAGCGGTATATGATGGTCCGGTATTTTGATCCAGTCGCTTTCCGCTTTGCTCCGCATCTTGTGGCCGCCAATTTCCGTAACCTCTCTTTTGCCAATCACATAAGTGCCCATATATCGTTCGTCAGCAAGAATCCGAAGCACCGTAGAATTGCACCACATTCCGTGAGTTCTTGAAACATCGTGTGTCTTAATTCCTTTTCGGGCCTTATGTTCTCCGGGCGTGGGAATCTGCTGACGGGAAAGCTCCCGTGCAATATCGGCTGCGTTCATGCCATTTACGGCATATTCAAAAATTTTCTGGACTACTTCGGAAGTCTCCGGGTCCGGCACCATCTGTCCGTTTTCCCCTTTGCGATAACCGTAAGGGCAGATTTTACTTTGGTATTCGCCACGCTGGAATTTCAGGTATTTGGCCGTTTTGGTCTTTACCGACATATCACGGCTGTAATACTCACTGATTAAATACTTGAAGGCGACTTCCATACCTCCGGTATCACCTTTTAACTTTTGGGTGTCAAAATCATCATTGACAGAGATAAAGCGGGTATGGAACAGCGGAAATACCCGCTCGATAAAGTAGCCGGTTTCCAAACTGTTGCGACCAAACCGGGAAAAATCTTTTACCATGATACAGTCAATCCGATTGGCCCGTACCAGATCAAGTAATTCCTGCACCGCAGGGCGTTCGAAGTTTGCCCCGCTGTACCCGTTATCTACAAACTCCATAAGTTCCGCATTGGCATATTCAGGCAGTTCAGAGGCATATTCCCGAAGGATGCTTCGCTGGCTGGAAATACTCATACTATCTGTTTTGGCGTCCTCCAAAGAAAGACGGATATAAAGAGCAATCATATACTTTTTCATTCTGCCGCCGCCTCCTTAAACGCCTCAAATTCCGTACGGAATGTAAATTTTACATCTACCTGTTTATTCGGGTAGACCGTGATCCGCTCAATCAAACGCTCAATGAGGGCGGCAGTCAGGGAGCCTCCGGCCAAAAGTTCCTGCTCGTCTTTTTCCAGGTTCTTGCACTTTTCGGCCTGTTCCTGACGGACGGCAGACTGGTTTTCATAAAAGGAAAGCTCTTTTTGGGCCGCCTGCATCTGTTCTTCGTAAGTCGCTTTCAAAACGAAATATTCTTCGCTGTCAATCGCTCCGTTCATCAGACTTTCATAAAGAGTTTGCAAAAACTCACGGCTTTGGCTAAGCTGTAACTTTGCCCGGTTGATTTTCTCACGGGTAGCAGCCTCTTTTTCCTGCTTTTGAATGTTGTCGTTCAGAAGCAGCGCATAATCCCCCAGGACGGCGGCTAATTCCCTTTTAAGAATGTCCAGCACCGTTGCGATCAGCTCGGTTTCGCTGATGGAAACACCAGCGCATTTATCTTTATGTACCCTGGTAGGGGTCAGGCAGTGGAAGCGATATGAACCATTGCATTGTTGGCGCTGTCGGTGCAGGCTTCTCCCACAGTCTCCACAGAAAATCCGCCCCTGTACCATGTCACCAGTATACTTATCTTCCTGCAAAATCTTAGAAACCGTCCAGGTCTGCCAGTAACCACGACCAGCCAATGCCTGATGGGTGATCTCTCCGGTCTGCATTTTATACTTTCCTGGGGAGGGATAGCCACCCTCATTAAGAAGCAATACAATCCGATTGAGAGGGACTTTTTCATAAGCCCACTGGAAAATCTGGCGTACCACAGGAGCCGCCACCGGATCAATAATCAATTTGTGGCAGTCATCAGGGTCTTTCATATATCCAAATGGCGCCCTGCCACCCACATACTTGCCCTCTTTCATATCCTGACGGGCCTGGGCTTTTATCTTGCGTCCTATGTCCAGCGCATAGGCTTCGTTAATCATATTTTTCAGCGGAAGGATAATACCGCCGTGGAGATTATCAGGGTTTTCAGAGTCAAATTGATCCGTAACGCTGATGAACCGGACATTATGGGAAGGAAAATACCGCTCAATGTAATATCCCGTGTCAATGGCATTGCGTCCCAGGCGCGACAGATCCTTGACGATCACACAGCCCACTTTGCCGGATTCAATATCCGAAAGCATCCGCTGGAATCCGTCGCGGTTGAAATTCGTGCCTGTTGCTCCATTGTCGATATAGACGTCGTAAAGACGCAGTTCGGGCTTCCCAAATAGGAATTTTTCAAGAACCAGCTTTTGAGTTTCGATAGAATTTCCACGTTTATTGTTATCCTCCACAGACAGCCGGATATACAGCGCCGTGCTGATAAACGGGGAAGCAGGCATGGCAGCCTGCGCCATAGTATGTTTCCTGCTCTTTCTCGCCATTTCAGACCACCATCCTTTTCTGTACCGGCGTAATCAGGGCGAGGGCTTTTTCATATTCGTCCTGATAATTAAATTGAATCTGCAATTCGTCTTTCCCCAGCACTGTAATCACCTGCACAAGCTGGATCACCGCCTTGCGGTCCAGTTCTTCCAGATCGGAAAAACGCCTGAAATTCTCAATCCAGCGATTCCGCTCACTCCGGTTTTCCATTACATCGGTCCGTTTTTCCTTAAGGGCGGCAACCGCCTGTTCCAGTTGGGTGATACGGGCGCTGTAACTGCTTTTGTTATAAAGGAACTCTGACTTGTCCAGAAAGCCGTTTACCATGCTCTCATACAGTTTCATCTTATATTGACGGATCTGCTCCAACTGCTGCTCATTCTGGGCAATCTGCCGCGAATACTCCTTGATAAGTTCACGGTTGATACGGCTCTGGTCTATGCCGGATAAGATTTCATCCAAAGAGACTACATTGGCAATAAACCCTTTCAGGCTGTCCCGCACGCACTCCATCAGCTCATGTTCCTTTACCATGACCGGATTGGCTCAGCCATTCTTCTTTCCGTTGGGACAATAGTAATAGTGATACTCTTTGTCTTTGTAGTGGTTCGTTTTGCGTACCATCCGGCTGCCGCAGCAACCGCAGACCAGTATGCCGGAAAACAGATAGACTTTATCTTTTTGGGGAGATGTACGGGTGTCCAGGTTGCGAATCCTTTGCACCAGGTCAAAATCATTCCGATCAATAATAGCTTCGTGAGCATTTTCCACGCGAATCCACTCGGAGGAAGGGCGGCTCTCCATCTCTTTCAGTTTGAAGTGCTGAGAACCCTTTCGGCCCTGAACCAGCGTACCGGTATAAGTTTCATCCTGCAAGATCCGGGTGACGGTATTGGCCGACCACCGGCAATCCTTCCGGTCTGTATAGCCTTTCTTGGCATGGGGAAGGCCATAATACTTTTTATATGCCAAAGGAGAGAGCGTACCCAGCCGGTTCAGCTCATTCGCGATGGCGTAGGGGCTGAATCCTTCCAGGCGCATCCTGAAAATGCTCCGCACCACCTGGGCAGCATATTCGTCTACCACAAGAAGATTATGGTTATCTTCGGATTTACGATAGCCGTAAACCGGGAAAGCTCCAACGAAATCCCCATTCTTACGCTTAGTTTCCAGGGAACTTCTCGTTTTGATGGAAATATCCCGTGCGTAGGCTTCATTCATAATGTTCTTTACTGATACAGTCAGGTCATCGCCTGCGCTCTCATTGAGAGTATCAATATTGTCATTGATGGCAATAAACCTCACGCCATAGGCCGGAAAGACACGGCGCATATAGCGGCCAGTCTCAATATACTCACGGCCAAGACGGGAAAGGTCTTTGACGATGACACAGTTGATCTTTCCCTCCATGATGTCATCCATCATTTCTTTAAAAGCCGGACGGTCAAAGATAACCCCACTGTACCCATCGTCTACCTTTTCGGAAACCAGCTCGATCTCCGGGTGGCGGCTCACGAAATCTTCGATCAGCTTTCGCTGGTTGCCTACACTGTTGCTTTCGTTTGATTTGTCATCCGTGTAAGATAAGCGGATGTATTTGGCAGCTTTATAAACCTGCATAGAAAAACACTCCTTTCATCACGGAAAAATCCCGCAATTCAAGGAGTGCAGTCTGCGTATCGGTATTCAATTCCTTTTCCATGTTTATTATAACGCTCCATGCGGGAAAAATCAGCCCCCAAAATAAAAAATATCAATAATTTTCAGCGTAGGATTCCGCGGAGGCATTCTTCCAGGGTAGCGCCTCCCTGGGAAAAACTTGCCCTGACAACAAATCCACCGCATTTGAAATGATACGGGTCCCGGATCTGCCGGACAAACTCGGCAATCCTTTCTTCCCGCGGCAGGCCCTTTTCCGGGCCGGGGATGCCACAGGCTGCGGCCAGCTTTACCGCATCATAGCCCTGCTTGTGCCGTCGCTTCGCCAGAGCTAACGAACACAGAAGGGACTCCCCCCAAGTCTTTGACGGGTCGTGAGAAAGTATCATTATACCCTGTATCAGTCATCGCGTCTGGCCTGCCACAGCCAGATCAATAGATAGCGTAGATCGCTCGGACGGCTGGGTTTCATCACCTCCTTAAAGCCGCCTGTCATCGCGCCGCTCCATTTGCCGCTCGGAATACAGGGAAAGTACCTAATGGCACCGTATATGCAGTTTTCAAGGTCCAGATGAAGGGCTGGGAGCTTGTCTGCATATACAGGTGGGTGTGGCACCGTT